GTTGTGGCAAAAGAGGTCAGGAAGGAAGATGAATTTAGTTCAAAGAACGACAGACTGGAAGTTTACATTCACTTTTATCCGAAAAATCCCCTCAGGGATTTAGACAACATCCTGAAGATTCTTCTGGATTCGCTTCAGAAGGCAAAAGTATTTGTTAATGACAGGTGTATTGTTCACCTGGATTTGTGGAAACATAAAGCGTGTGACCTGAACGGTTTTATCACCGTGGAGATTAAACAGGAGACAGAAGATTATTAAAACGTCAAAATCTGGCAAAAAATCAAGCGTGATTGCATTTTAAAATCAAAAAGGTGTATTGACTAGGGAAAAGAAATGAAACGCAATAGCGAGCGTTTTTTAGGGCAAAACAAGGAAAACAGAAAATGAAAAAAGTTAAAACAAACGTAGCCGACCGCTGCGATCTGTCCGGAAAATCAGGCTTAAAGCCTTATGTAGTAGGGAAAAACAGGACTTTTAACACCGTCAAAGAGGTGTGTAAACATCTTCGCATTTCAGTCTCTTATTTTTACCTGAGATATACCGTTACCGAAACGGATGAAGGCAGAATTGTTGCCAAAAAGACGTATAAGGACCTTAAAGGCCGTGAATTTGATACGTGGCGGGATCTGTGTAATGCCAACGGTTATTCTTACAGCTTTTGCCGAAACTACAAAGTAAAAAGCTCAGACTTTGACAGCGAGCATTTCAATTTTGAAAAGGTGAAGGCACTTGACGAAAACAGCAGAAAACCTTCACCGCTTGATTATCATGCCATTCCCGTTACTGTGGAAGGTGTCCGTTACGATAATATCATTGATGCGTGCAAGGATTTAAAACTCTCACCGAGTTACACGATTGTTCTCAAACGTAAATACAACATGAGTTTTGAAGATGCAATTCTTATGCAGCTTCATAAGGTCAGGGATCACCAGGGTAATTACTTCAGAACCTACAAAGACATGTGCAAGTTCCACAAAATCAGTTACAGCACTTTCATGCACAAACTTTATTTAGGTTTTCCTCTTGAAAAGTGTCTGACTTTACAGGCAAAAAGAACGCACGTTGATCTTCAGGGAAGAGAGTTTAAGTGCTGGAACGATCTGTGCAAGGCTAACGGCTATTCATTCTATTTTCTGACAATGAACTTCAAGACCAGTGAACACAGTGACAGCTTTATTCTGGATCAGTTGGAAAAAGAAAAACAGAGCAGAAAAAACGGGAAGAAATGACATGCCGAGACTTGAATTTACTTATCAGAGCCGTTTTTTTACGAGCATAAAAGAAGCCTGTAAACACTATGACGTTTCGTACGTTCTGACACGAAAGCACATGAAGGACTATCACATCAGCGTGGGAGAAGCACTTGACATCGAGCGTAACAAAATCAAAGATCACAACGGTGTCAGCTTCAGAACGTACAGAGAAATGTGCGATTTTCACGGTATACCGTACAGACGTTTTCAGACACGGTTCTATCACGGTTACAGCATGAGGGAATGTCTGTCAGGCGGTTTTCTGCCGAAAATAAAGCGAAAGAAAAGTAAATAACGAAAAGACAAAAGGCGGAAATATACCGCCTTTTCTGTTTTTATGCACAGTTTTGTATACGATTGTGCGGAAAAAATCAAAAACTGATTTAAAATTAGGTTATATGTTTAGTTAGACGTGCATGAGGTACGTTGTGGATAAGTTTTTGTGTTGGATTGCAGACAATTCAGCCGTTATGACAGGTGCAGTATTTGCGTTCCTTATCAGTCTGATAACGGCTAAAGAAGGGAGTCTTATGGACAAGATCGGAAACAGTTTATTGTGTTCTCTTTTCTCCACAGGTCTTTACTATGCGATTTTAAGTTTTTACCCTGACTGTTCGCCATATCTGGCAGTTGCCATAGGTACCTTTGTTGGTACTTTCGGTGTGGAAGATTGCAAGCGTATCGTAAAAGCGAAAATTGATTCATGGCTCAAGATCGATGACAAAAAAGACTGACAGAGAGACATTTGACATAGAAGGCCGGCATTACAGCTCAAAAGTTGAGTTGTGCAAGGCTTTCGGAGTGCCGGTAACAACATTCTCATACCGCAGATCAAGAGGTCTGAGCGTACAGAGTTCATTAGCGTTCAAGCGACAGCAGAAAGCATTTCACGACAGACGTTTCAAGATAATAATCAAGCATCCCGAAATCAAGATGATTTGGGAAAAATATAATTCAATGTGTTAGGAGTGAACTTATGACAGGATTAACGGCATGTCTTAACGTTCAGGTTATCTACCTGAATGACAAAATCAGGGAGTTAAGCCTGAAGTACGGAACCGAAGGCAGTGCGTGTGCAGATGTGTGTGCCGACATCAGCGAACCCGTTACCTTACAGCCGGGGGAATTTAGGCTTATCGGCACGGGATTCAGACTGAATATCCGTAACAGACAGATTGTGGCAAAGGTTTACCCACGTTCCGGTTTGGGCTGCAAGGGTATCGTTCTGCGTAATACAGTTGGCATAATTGATTCTGATTACCAGGGTGAAGTTAAGTTACCCGTTGTGAATACAAGTGATAAACCTTTTACCATCGAACCTTACATGAGGATTGCTCAAATTGGATTTTTCCCTGTTTTTCAGGCAGCTTTTGAAGAAGTTGCGGATTTTGACGTTACCACAGCCAGAGGATCAGACGGATTCGGCAGTACAGGTCACTGAGAAGGTATATAACATGATTTACGCATCAAGGCTTACAACGGCAGAAAAAGACGCACTCAAACAGCTTCAGGCCGATTTTTCATGGAATGACGATCAGTTAAACTACAGTCGGTCTTATTCAGTTCATGCCTAGTATCTGTAAAGCGTACGGAACTACCGCAGATGAGATGTTAAAGCGTTCGTTTATCGGTCAGTTACCGTACGTTAAAAAACACTTTTTACCGTATTACAAGCGAACTAAAACCCTTTCCGACATGTATATGGCTATTCTTATGCCGAAGTATATCGGATATGCAGAAGATTATGTGATTTTCTCAGAGGGTGCAAAGTACGAACAGAATAAAGGGCTTGACCAAAACAAGGATCATTACATAACCAAGGCCGAAGCCTGTAAATATGTGTTTAACCGTTATGCGGAAGGCTTGAAAGATGTTGATTAACCTTAAATTCTATGCAGTTTGCACGGCGGTTGTAATTGCACTGGTATCAGTGAGTTATGTGTATCTCTCATATCGTATCGAGTGTGAGGTTAAAGACAGGTACGAAAGAAAGTTACAGGAGTTCAGGGCAGAGGAATTACAGAATCTTCAGGATTTGCAGCACGAACAGAATGAGACTGTTACGGCCTATCTGAGCGAAATAAACGTCCTGAAACAACAGCATGAACAGGATTTAAAGGAGATCGAAAATGCGAAATTCAAAGATGCAATCACTGTCAATGTGCCTTTTCCTGTTATCAGGCATGATGCAGACTGCGGGTTGCACAAAAACAATAACGGTGCAGAAACAGTGCCAACAGCCGGAACTCAATCCGATCTTGTCTGTTATACCAGAGCCGAACTTCAGTCAAAGATTAAAAGAAGTTTGGATATTACAAAAGAATGTGACGAACTTGCAGAAAGATACAAAGCATTAGTAAAGGTATGTACCAAGAATGAGTAAAGATAAAGATAAAGAGATTAGCACTATTACCGCCTGTCTCCTTGCGTTTGTTGTAACTGCGTCGGTACTTGTTGTTGTGATTGTTATGATTTGTCCTGATAAAACTATTCCTTCAGAGGAACAGAAACCACAGGTACAGAATGTAAAAACCGAAGTGCTTACACATGAAATACGATGTGTGGAACAGACAAGCAATTTTTGTGTCAAGTATAAAGTTTTCAAGATAATTAAAGAGTAAACGTGGCTGATTTTTATAATTTTGACGTGCTTGTCAGGGAAAGATACCCTGAATTAGTCGGTTACTGGGAAGAAGTTTTTGCCGATCTGGTACGTCAGAAACAGGATTTTGATAATAAGTGTGTTCAGGTTGCCGAGTTGCAGCGTATGAACGACCTTTGAAAGATAAACCGTTAAGTCGAGTTCGTGGCTTGAGACTTGAACCCATTAAATCCCGTAAGGGTTTTCAGATCGATCTCTCAATAGTTGAAAGACTGGGTACAAAGGGTTTTACGCTTGAACAGGTTGGCAAGTATTTCGGTCTGTCAGACAAGCATTTCAGATTCAGGGTTTGTAAGAACAATCCGTCCATTCCTATTGCTCTTGAACGTGGCAGACTGAAGCGTGTTGAAAAGGTTGTTGACGCTCTTTACGATTCAGCCATTGAAGATCATAACGTACAGGCTCAGATATTCTATCTGAAGGCTCAGGCGGGGTGGTCTGACAAACAGGAAATTAAACTTGAAACCGCAGAAAACAACGGCCTGAAGGATATGACCGAACAACAGCTTTTTGAACTTCTGGCAAAGCTCAAAGGCAAGGAGAGTGACGGATCAGCTCTTGAAGGTGACGACAACGAAGATGATGTAGAAGTTATCGACAGTAGCAAGCATGAATAACGTAGTAACAGTCGCAGACATTGAAGCCGAACTCGAACGAAGGGTACAGCATGAACTGAACGTGAGAAAGGCAAGAACAAGCCTGTCTCACTTCATCCGTGTGACAAAACCTGATTATATTTTCGGTTGGTTCAACGAAGATTTGTGCCGACAGCTTGAACAGTTTGCACAGGATGTTTTGGACAGAAAAAGTCCACGACTGATTCTTCAGGCACCTCCGAGACATGGTAAATCTGAGTGTGTATCAGTGCGTTTTGTAGCCTGGATGTTAGGCCGTTTTCCGTGGATGCAGATAATAAACACTTCATACGCAGATACGCTTGCAACAGGGTTTAACAGACAGGTTCAGGCAATAATTGATTCTGATGTGTACCATGAAATATTTCCTGATGTTCTCATTAACGGTGAAATTGCCAAAACTCTCGACAGAACAAACGATGTCAGATACCTGAAACGTACCGCCGATTTTTTTGAAGTCTATCCGCAAAAGGGGTACATGAACTCTGCGGGTGTGGGAACAGGCATCACGGGTAAAGGCTGTCATATCCTGATTAACGATGACTTATTCAAAGATCGTGCCGAAGCAGACAGCGAGACTATAAGAGAAAAAGTGTGGGATTGGTACAAGAGTACCGCAAGATCCCGACTTGCTGACGGTGGCGGAGTAATCGTCATGATGACACGTTGGCACCCTATAAAAGATGATACACCGATTTTGACAACAAAGGGATGGAAAACTCACGGCGAACTTCAAATAGGTGATCATGTTTACGGAATTGACGGAAAACCGGTTAAAGTAGTTAATATTACCCCGCCGGTATGGTGTGATGTTGCTGTATCAACTAATTATGAAACGATTGTATGCTCAAAAACTCATTTGTGGGGCGTAAAATCCCGTTCTGAATACCCGGTTAAAGTATCAGAAGCCGGAGATTTGATAGGTAAAGAAAGATATGTTCCGGATATTCAGCCTTTAGATTTTGGCTGTAATGATGAATTGCCGATTGATCCTTACTGGCTCGGTTTATGGTTAGGTGACGGGGACAAAGACGCGCCTATGATAAGGTGTTGGCATAAATTTCAACAGCATTGCCGGAATACGGTTTATAAAATAACAAGGGAAGCAAAAGATAGTCGTGGAGATTTATTTTTATTCTACTGTTTTCAAGGTCTGAGAAAAAAACTTGTAGATTTAAACTTACTGAATAATAAACATATCCCTGATATTTATTTATATTCAAGTGTTGAAAATAGGCTAAAACTACTTGCCGGACTTATGGATACAGACGGTGAAGTATCTGGAGGACATCATAGGTTTTCAAATACAAACATGAAAATTTATGAAGGTACAAAATTCCTTATCCGTTCTCTTGGTATGCAAGTTTTTGGTGATGAAAAAGTAAATGCGGATGATACAAAATTATTTATACGGGGAAGAGCATATACCAGACATGCTATATGTTACCGGTTTAGTTTTTGGCCTACTATGGATATTCCGACAAAAATTCCATATAAAGCAATCAAGGCTAAAAAAGTATATCACCGTGTAATAAGGTTTAATAATGCACCTGAAGAATTACAAGGTTATGGACGCTGCATAACCACAACAGCAAAAGACGGCTTGTATTTAGTCGGAAAAACTTTAATACCTACTCATAACACGGATGATATAGCGGGACGGCTTCTGGAACTCTCTAAAACAGGCAGAGGAGAACATTTTGATGAAATCTGTTATCCCGCAATAGCAACTGAGGATGAACCGCACAGAAAATTCGGTGAAGCGTTATTCCCTGAGAGATACAGCCTTAAATCACTTGAACAGATTAAACTTGCCGTTGGCTCAAAAGAGTGGGCTTCACTGTATCAGCAGTCCCCTATTCCTGACGGTGGCGGGATGTTTAAAAAAGCATGGCTTCAGTATTACGATGAACTCCCGAATCATTTTGAAAAAATAGTCATGGCCTTTGATATGACCTTCAAAGACACGAAAACATCTGACTACGTGTGCGGTCAGGTATGGATAAAAGAAAAAGGCTGTTATTATCTTGTCGATCAAATTCGTGGACGTTTTGATTTTGTTACAACACTGAGAAAATTCATATCGTTTTGTAGCGAACACGACTACTGTCTGCGAAAATTAGTTGAAGATAAGGCCAACGGCACGGCAGTTATCAACATGTTGAGAAAGCATATATCAGGGATTGTTCCCGTGGTTCCTACTGAAAGCAAAATAGCAAGGGCAAACACCGTTACAACAGTATGGGAAGCACATAATGTCTTTATCCCGAACCCTAAAAAATACAGGTGGGTAGAAACTGAATTTGAACCCGAACTGCTGACATTTCCTTCAGGAAAGCATGACGATCAGATAGACTGCATGACAATGTGCCTGAATGACCTTATCAGCAAATCGCAAAGCATTGATCCGACAAATATCGAAATGTTACTTAAAGGACTGGAGATTTAAACATGGCTGAAGAAAAAGAAAATGCACCTCAGGAAAAGAAAAAACAGATTGACTATGACGCACTCAGTTGGAGTTTAAACGCACCTGTAAACACTGAAATCAAGGAATTTATTTCAGTTGATGATGTGCGTAAAAAATTCGGTCTGCCTGTCACTCAGGGTATGGACAAAGACACACGTTTAGGCATGGATAAAAACAACGTGGCTTTTGATACCATGTTTCAGAGCCTTACACAGCACGCAATTCAGGAAGGCCAGTACCCGATGTCAGGTTTTGTCGGTTATGCCGTACTGCAACAGATCGCTCAGAACGGTATGATCCGTACCTGTATTCAGACAGTTGCAGATGACATAACAAGAGAATGGATCGAGCTTACGGGCGGAAAGAATGACAGCGATGATAAGTTAGAAAAACTTGAAGATGTTTTCACTCAAAATCATGTTAAGTCACTGATTAACAAGGCCGTTGCTAAAACAGGATATTACGGCGGTTGTTTTATCTACATAGACACAGGAACGGATGATCCGAGTTTACCGCTTGTAATCAATTCAAAATCTGCTGAAATCAAAAAAGACAGCAAAATTGACCTCGTTATCATTGATCCGATCAATGTGTCGCCAATGGAATACAACAGCATAAATCCGCTGAAAAAGGACTACATGAAACCTCGGATGTGGTCCGTTCAGGGGCAGCCTGTTCATGCTTCACGTCTTATCACCTTTACCGACAACGAACCGCCGATGTTACTCAAACCGAACTATAACTTTTTAGGCATCCCCCAGGCTCAGATTTTATGGGATTATGTACTGCACTGGAACAAATCACGCACCAATGCCGTGAATATCCTTGATAAGCTGAATCTCACGGTTTACAAAACAAGCATGAGTGATGTTCTTGCAGCTGAAAACGGCATACAGTTGCTTGACGTTAAGATCAAGGCATTACAGCGTTACCGCAACAACAACAGCGTTCTGGTATGTGATAACGAAGTTGAAAGCATTGAAAATATATCACAGGTTATAAGCGGTGCGACCGACATCGTACGTCAGGCACTTGAATTTATCGCAGCGATTAACCGCACACCGGCAGTTAAATTACTCGGTATTTCACCTTCAGGATTTAACAGTACGGGTGAAAGCGACATCAGAAACTACTATGATCATGTTAAGGCTAAACAGGAACTTTACAGAGATCAGATACAGACGCTTATAAACATTTATCAGCTGATCTGTTTTGGTGAAATTGACGAAACCATATCATTCAAGTTCAAGGAAATCGGCGGTGATGATCTTGCCAATAACGTTAAGATTTTCAAAACTCAGGTAGACAGCCTGACAGCTTTACAGAACTCCGGTGTAATTGACAATGCCATTGACAAAAATACGGAAGGTCTGGAAGCATGGCAGAAAAAGATGTTAAGTTAGACGTTGTTCAGCCTAACAAAGCGTTGGAAATTAAGTTTAAGGCCATGCTGACAACGTATTTTCTGACGCTCAGAAAGTCTGTTTTATTGCTATTTTTACTTTATTTGATAAACTTACGCAAAGACAATTCAGAGTTTTTGAAGGCTCAAAAATCAACAAATAAGCGTGAATTTAAGCTAAAAAACAAAAGTATTGCACAAAATAACAGTGACAACAGCTTTGATGAACAAATAAAGCAATATATAGTTGTTATAATGTTATTAGTATCATTGTTGGGTGATGACCGCAATCTGCTGACAACGTTAAGAACGTTTACGCAAAACATTCTTTTTGGTCTGCAACAGGCACTTGCCGAAGATCTGAGACAGCCGATATACAGTTACGTTCGTTCTCAGGCATGGCACATCACAAACAGCATGACGGAGAATTGTGTACGTCACGGAATGAGCAGAACGTACGTTACTCAGAGATTATACAGTAATGTACCGCCTACACATCCCGCAGATGAATTAGGCACGGCAGAGATCCCGCCTTTACCTCACAGGATAGAACCTGTTACGGCTGAAAACGTAACGGCATATATTAACGATGTGGGGCAGAGCGTACAGACTGACATAACGGGAATGAGTACAGGAAGTACGGGCGTTATAACAGGTGGCAGCGGTGGCGGTGGTATGATACCTCCAACACCGCCGGCAGTACGCAGAGACGGTGAAAGACGTGGAAGATGGCTCAGTGAAAACAGCGAACGCAGATTAAGACGAATCTGTATAGATGCGACAATTCACGCAGCAAGGCTGACATACCGCCTTATTTCTGACATTGTGCCGTATGTGGTGGACTGGATTTATCACGGCGGGGATCAGGTTGCAATTTGGGATGCAATCCTTGACAATGACAGCATTCCGAGACAGCGTGCAGAGAGTGTGTTATTGCAGATAACCATGATGACAAATCAGGCAATACAGCGACAAAACATGCTTGATTTAGGTTTTGAAAAGGCAACGTGGATACATGTTCCGGGCGAGTTCACAAGCAGACAGACGCATATCAAATTCAATGGACGTGAGTTTGATTTAACTGAAGGCTTGTATGACGAAGATGTGCATAGAAATGTGTTTCCGGCTGAGTTGTGGTATTGCAGATGTATCATGCGTGGAATTATCCCCGCTGAATTGACAACGGGTGAGAGAGAGGAAAATGAGTATTGACAATCCTTTTGCTTATGAAACTTTAGCGTTTGATAAAGGCTCAGTACGAAGTGTTGACGAAAACGGCTTTTTGCATGTAAAAATCTCACCGCTTACAAGAGTACAGGTTGCTCCGTATTACGGTAAAGAAATCCCCGGTTGGAGAAGTTTGGGGCTTGATCCTGATAAAATCTATAAAGGGTACAGACCTGAATCAGAGCTGAAAAAAGCGACCACAATCGAATCAATTAACGGCATACCAATTCAATTACGTCATCATCCTGATTTTGCCGAAGATCCCGCAAAAGATACGAGAATCGGGGCAACGGGAACAGACGGCAAATACGCTTCACCGTACCTTATGAACAGCCTACATTTTTTTGATAAAAAGGCCAGGGATTTAATAGAATCTGAAGCACTGAGAGAGCTGTCTTTAGCGTACAGATACAAACCTGATTTTACTCCGGGCAAAACTGAGGATGGTCAGGAATACGATTTTATCATGCGTGACATTTCAGGCAATCACCTTGCACTTGTTGAACAGGGCAGAGCCGGTCACGAAGTTCTTGTTTACGACAGTAAGAGGTCTGAAATGGATAGAGAAGAAATAGCGAATCTTGTTCAGGACGCACTGGATAAGAAGTTATCCGGTATTTTGGGGGCATTCACCAAACTTGCCGAACGTGTCGACAAGTATGTAGAGAAAAACACCGAGCCTGAAACTGAAACTGAAAAGGTTGACGAAACCGAGGAAGTTATCAGTGACAAGTGTGCTGCGGACAAGTGCGGAACTAAAGCAAAGAAGCCTGTAAAGGATGAAGCACTGACCGATGAAGAAGGCGAGGAAGTGGAAGAAATCATCGATTTATCCGACAAGAAGGAAAAGTTCGAGGATAAGTCAAAGAAACAGCCTGTAAAGAAGTCCGAAAAGGTTGAAGAAGCTGAAGAAGAAATCATCGAAGATGAAGAAGATGAAGAAATCGAAGCGGAAGAAACCGAAAAGAAGGTCAAGGACGAAGAAAAGCCTGAGAAGAAGGGCGATAAAATGACCGAGTTCATGCGTGCCTGTGGCATTGACACTGACGCACCTGAAGAAATCAAAGAAGCCTTTATTTCAGGTTTTAAGGCCGGAATTGAAGGTCAGAAGGAAATGGCAAGCGATGAAGCACCTGTTGACCTTGAAAAGATTTACGAAGATGCACGAAACAGTGTTCTTGACGAAATTCAGGCTATTGATGAATGTAAAAGCATTTTAGGTAATGTCAAAGTAGGTGCTTTTGACAGTGCCAACGATATTTATGTCGAAGCGTGCAAGAGACTTGATATTGCATGTGACAGCGACAATGCCAGAGACGTATATAACGCATACGCAAAGGCATCACAGAATTTGCAGAAGGGGGCAAACGGACAGCATAATAATGTCTCAAACCATTCAGCAAATGTATTGAATGATATTTTCAATAACGTAAACGTTGATTAACATCAGAGAGGTTTAGAACTATGGGATTACAGAAATCAGTCGGTTTGTCTCCCGCATTAGGTTTAAGCGGTGAGAAGGCCGTTTTGGGTCAGTCAGTTTATACCGTTCAGAATTTTATGTCAGACGGTACTGTTAAGGCCGGTACTTTTGCTTTTGTGCCAAGCACTCCGACTACTTTCGCAGAAAACATCAAGACTGAATACGTTACCGATCA